GTCAGCGCTCGAATGTGTGACTGGTTCGGCTTCAGTTTGCAGACCGCATAGGTGACGGTTCTCCAGCTCCCTTGGATCTGCACTAGACCAACGTCGGGATAGCCCGTGTACCGAACAGCGCTGACGCTTTTCGGGTTACAGCGCGACTCGCGCCAAGCAATCTTGGAAAACGTCTTAGCGGGTAGGCCGAACTTCCGAAACAGCGGTTCCCACTGTGGACAAGACCGGGTGGCGGCTTCGGCGCTTGTGGGAATGGATAGGGCAAGGAAAGCGAGAAAAGTCACTGTCAATCGTTTCAATCTTCTAGTCGTACCTGAGTAAGCGACTCCCACGAGCCAAGACCATTCGGCCTTGTGTCAATCGTGACTAGCTCGATCGAGTCTGTTTCCAAGTCCGTAAAGACTTGAACCAACGTGTTCTTATCCTTCGACCATAACTGGCGATATCCGACTATGTGAAGCACCTTGTCCCCTTTCGGCTCCGCTGTCATGTTTACAGAATCGGGGCGTCAAAGTGTGGATATGCGAAAGCGCCCAGCTGGGGACAAGCCAGGCGCTCTCTGATCTGAATGAGCGTGAACTATTCAGACTGCTTGGGCTTGGGCAGTGACCGCCACATAGCCTCGAATTCTTTTGCGTCCGTCCAAGTGTTCTCAATTTCGACGTGCAACCAGTTACCGCCACGGCCTGCCGATTCGCGGGCGTTTTGATAAACCCGAACCCCAGCCTGGCCAGCTCCGCGACTGCAGCGGTAGCCCCTGCCGAACTCACCGAAACGGTAGTCATGGATTTCGGCGATACGAAGGCTCTCAGAATGCTCTAAAAGCCAGTTCCAAGCCTCTACAGCGGTTCTTCTGCCCTGTTTGGTACTTGGATACCCAATGTCGCAGGCGAAGCCTGTGGCGTGAACTGAGAGAGCGCCCTTAGCGGCGGGATTTCTCATTGGGCGGTTCACATAAATTCCAAGATTTGTAAACCCCCAGCGCCGATTACAGGCCTTGACAAACCACGTCAGAACAGGGCTTGCCTTCTTGCCGTCCCAGGCGGGGTAGAACGGGTACTTACGCGTCATGTTTCGCGCGTCCAATGCTTGGGTCGCCTGGGTTCGCCCAGCGCATGATTGGGGGAATCGCTGCAGCCCATAAAGCGTGACAAGTCGCTTTCCAGTCGTTAGTTGCTACCCATACGGGAAGCGCAGCTGCTACGAGCGCGCGAGCGTATGAAGTGAGCGCTGCTTGTGCTTTTGGGTTGAGTGTCACGGGTGGCCTTTCAGGTGGTCTTTGAGTAGTTCGGCTATGTAGTCGAGCTTTGAGCTGTTTTCTTTGTGATCTCTTTTGTTTGCTTTTGCGAATAAACCAATTAGGGCGATGACAACACCGAAGCCGCCACTAATGACCGCAACAATTATTGCGTCACTCATTTTCTGTATCCATATACGCGAATTTGTCCACCTGTCAAAGTTCCCGCGCCAGGCGTGATTGTGAAGCTGGTGAAGCTTGTGTTCGATTTTTGAATTCCGCCTGTATGACCAGCAACGTCAGTAACAATGAAAGAACCGCCGTAACCCGTGTGTCTTGTTAGGAATGGGCTAAACACGTCCACGGTCAGGAATGTTCCGTTTGTGGGGTCTGTTGCTCCAGCGTAAACAAACGCTCCAGTCACGCCGTTATTGAATGTTGACGCTACGCCACCAGTTGCAAAAACTGTGTACGTCGTGGAATTGAAATAGTTCGTTGTGGTTGCTCCTAATGACAAATTCAACGAACCAGTATTTGAAGAAGTCCCGTTTGTGTAGATGATTCGGTAATTGTCGTAATCAGTAGAAAAAGCATTGTTGACCGTGACGCTTGTGTTGCCTGTGCCAACAGTGATCACACCATTTGAAGCTGTGGCGGCAGTACCACCAGCGCTTGACGCTGTGCAGTTCGTAACGCGCCACAATCCGACAGCGTTCATATCTGCAGCTGTCAAAACATCGCCGACATTGAAAGTTGGATAACCCATTTTTTCTCCTAATAACCCAAAACGTTTTGATTGAGAACGCCGTTGCTTGGAATGTCCAACTGGAACAACGGAATCTGGTCAATCGCTAACAGATTCAAAGTAGCCCGAGCCTGACCAGGCGTAAAGGACATACTGAATCCAAGAACAATTGCTTGCTGAATTTCGCCACGATAACGAAGCGTTATTTGTCGTAGTTCTGTCGCCACCGGTATCAACACAAGTTCAGGGTCTTGCCCATTCAACAAATACGTCAATGAAAACGGGACTGGTTCGTCATTCGTAAACAACGCTTTCACAAAATTTGCTAGGTCAAGTGCTTGACTGTCTGAATTGTCGTACGTCTGAATATCCAAATATGTCGTGCCAGCGCCAGTCGTGATGGTGTTGCCGTCTCGAATGTTGACAACTACTTCCTGGGCGACTGTGTCGGCGACATTGCCAACCCGAAGACCTTGAAATTGCAGATACGACGGGTCAAGCGGAATCTCATCAGAAAACGTGATTGCTGAACCTGTGTAAGTCCAGCCCTGGCGACCAATCCACAACAGCTCTTCACCCTGCTGGACAACAAACGCCATTTCAGTATTTGCGTAAGTTTGCAAAGCGTCAAGCGCGTTTGCTGCAGTAAAAGTAGTGGCCTTTACTTTCGTGGGTGAGCTAGTAGCGCCACCCGCCAGGGTCATCGTCACGCCTGCAGCGTCCGTGATTTGTTTAGCGGCGTTAGCGCTGACGGTTCCAGCGGTAACGGTCACGTCAACAGCTGCACGACCCAAAATAGCCATTGCGTCTTCGGTAGTAATTCGCCAGGTATCCATTGACGGAATAACGCCGTATTCAATTTCAAAGTTTGAAACGCGTCCAACGCGAACTGTTTCCCAAGCAGGCAACGTCACAAAAACGCCGTTTTCGTAGGCCTGAATTGTTGCCTGGATAAATTCGCCAACTTTGATGTTCGGCAAGTTTTGCGGGTTACGGCCTTCAATCACCATGACTGCTGAGCGGTATTGGTCAGACAGGTTTGACCTGCCCTGGTTGATGGTCACGCTTTGAACATCGCCTAGAAGCGTTGTTATGCCTGCGATGTGGTCAACCTGTATCGAATACTCAGAATCGAATGGCATTAGTAAGACACCCCAACAGGGAGCGGGCCATTCTGCCTGTAATACTTCCGCAGCGCGTCAACCACTGCGTTCGGGTCGCCACCGTTGACGTGAATCGTCACGTTGTTGCCGCCACCCATTTGCCCCATTCGATCTAGTGGAATAACTGCTTCGGGGCCAGCTTCACCGATGAGCGCGAGCGTTGGCGATGTCACAATTCCGCCTGCTGCGAGCATTGGAATATTTGGAACTTCAAAACCTTTGCCACCGATACCAGGCACCCAGCCAGGCACTTTGAACGAAAGCTTGCCGAATGTGTTGTTCCACAGTGTCGCTATGCCATTGAAGACTGTCCGAACGACGCTGAACATCGTCTGAAACGCTGGGATTGTGACGTTGTCAATCCACCATTTGATTCCACCGAAAAGCGTGTCAACAACTTTCCTAAAGCCTTCGAATTTCTTGTACGCCACAGCAAGCGCGGCGATGAGTGCAGCAATGCCAATAACAATCAACGAAATTGGGTTGAGCGCCATCGCTGCATTGACCGCCAAAATTGACACTGCCATCAGGCCGATTCCTGCCGCCACAGCTGCAATGAGTTTTGGATTTTCTGACGCCCATTGAGCGAACTTCTGCAGGTAGGGAAGCATTTGTTCCAGGACTGGAATCAACGCTGCACCGATGGATTCTTTTGTTTCAGCGAACGCCAGCGACGCGCGTTTGAATTGTCCAGCTGTTGTTCCTGCTGCCTCTTGTGCTGCACCGCCGAACTTGTCGTTCAATGCCGCCATCGCTTCTTCGGCGCTCATGCCGTCTTTGATTAGCGCCTTTAGTGACGGGTCTAGTTTCGCTAATGCGTTCGTCTGACCGCCCAGGGCTTTTTCGACGCTAGTAGTGACACTGGCCAGCGGTTTGCCCGTCGCTGCGGCTATGTCCATGCTAAGAGCAAGCGCTTTCTGTGCCTTCTCGACTGAACCCGTTTGGCGTGTCAATTTTGCAAGCGCTGGACGTAGGTCATCATCAGCAACGCCGAGTGCCATTCCCTGAGCGCTAATCCAGTCTTCGGTTGCTTTGATTGCGTCGTCCGTGGCACCGGTGGATTGCTTCAGCGTTCTAGCCAATTCGGTTTGTGCTGCTGCGTCTTCGACTGCTGCCTTGACCGCGTCAAAACCAACCGCAGCCAGTCCCGCCACCGCTGCAGCTGCGGGAACTGCTGCTTTCTTGATTGCGTAGCCAGCCTTAGCGCCAGCGCTTTCAAGCGATTTGAATTCTTTCTTTGCTTTGTCAATGCCGTCAGATTTGAATTCGGAAACTATGGGAATGTAAATCGCCATTACGCGACCAGCTTTCTATTGACCTGAGCGGCGACCTCTTCCAGGGCGCTCATTAGTTCTTTGTCTGCCATCTCTCGAATGACGCGAATCTTTCGCCACATACCGCGTTGAGCTTTGCCGAACGCTGCGTTCAAATTGTCTAGAAAAGCGTCCGACTGTGAGCTTTCACGGTTACGCCCTAAGCGGTCAGTACCGCCGACGCCTTGTGAGCCGTCGCGCAGGCCTGCAATGTCAAACAATGCGCCACCAGCGTTCTTCTGAATGATTGTGACCACTGCGTAACTGTTGCCGATTGATCGCCCGCCAACCTGCACCTGGACACCTTGATCAACTTTCTTTTTGTCATAACCCAGACGGCCTTTAGTTGACCAGCCAGGCATGACGTCCTGGAGCTGTTGATTGTCGGGATATTGCGAACGCGCGACAGCAAGCATTTCGCCCGAAGCGCCTTTGATTTTGCTTATCGCTTTGAAGCGGAGCGTCTTGTCCATTTGCCCCAATTCTTTCAACGCGTCACGGACACCAAAAACAGATATTTCAGCGCTTACGGGCATTTCTGTTCTGTTCCTTTCTGCGTTGATTTATGACCGAAACAACTGTTGCCAGTTCTTCCATGTCGAATGGGACTTGTGCAGGCCAGTAACCAGTTTCCAGCAGAATCTCCGCTAGTTGCCTTCCGTACTGTCCTGCTCCGTAGGGTTTACAGGCTCCGAAATAACGTCAATGTCATCGGTTCGTTTGATGAATTCGTCAAAGCTCATCGGAACTGGAATGTTGTGACATTTCGCAGCTTCATAAGCCATAAAAAGCAGGTCTTCATGACCGATAGCGCCGTTACTTAGTTCAGCGCTTTTCCGTTTGAACTTTCGTTCCCAGGCGACGATGACAAACAGGTTCGTTTGAACCTCAAATGTTTCGCCATCGGTTTTTGTGACTTGAAGTGTGAGTTTCACTTGTGTCCCCTTTCAGTGTTATCAGGTGATGTCGCGAACGAATGTGCCACCGGTGAAGGTCACTTCAACTGTTGCCAGTTCACCGATTGAGCTGTTGATTGGCGTGAAGCTTTCAAGGTATGCGCCTGCAATCGTGTATTCAGGATTCGAAGCGGATTCTGTCGCTCCGCTAGGTGAAATCACAAGCGTTGATGACTTGCCAACACAAGCTGCAAGAACTGTTTCAACTTCGGTGTCAGGCGTGGCGGTTGCACCGTAGGACAGGTACATCGTCAAAGAAACTTCGACTGATTGCAGACCTGCAACATACGAACGGCCTGTGGGCGCTCCTGAACTTGTGAAAGCGGTGGATTCAAGCGGTTCGTTGCCGACGGTCAACGTCACTGCCGAACATTGATCCGACAAGTCCCAAGTTGTTCCGCCCTGGGTCAAGTTGACTGTGGCATTCGAAAGAAATGTCTGTGTAGCCATTTGGGTTTTCCTTATCTGTTGTTGGTTCCGATTCGAGCAACTAAGTCGTAGGTCGGAAGTTGTTGATTGCCGTAGTCAGCGGTGCCAGGCGCGCCGCTTTCCACGATGACGGCCGAAGTCATGATGTCTTCAACTGTCGTAAGAATGAAATCGTTGTTTGCTTTGTTCCCTGGGGGAGCGCCACAAACGCGAAGACGAATTCGAATGTCGGCTACTGCTTTTGAATACAACGTGAATTCAGGCAGTTCAATCATGACGCATTTTGGGCGAGCCTGACCTGGGTCATATGCCCAGGGAATGCCTGCAGCGGTCAACGCGTCAGAACATAGGTCAATAGCGTCAGCGAGAAAGCCCGTAGCCATTAGCCAACCTGCGGTTTCTTACAGCCAAGCAGCTGCAAAATTTGCGCGTATGACTGGCCTGGTGCAACGCCAAAACCTTGATTGTCAAAACTGGCGTATCCGTCCATTGCGCCACGCTGTTTGATGAGCTGTGAAGCGTAAAGAATGACGCCTTGCTTTGCTGCAGGGTTTGGCGCATAGTTCGGGTGGTCTTCATAACCGCTTGACTGGCGCATTCGATACGCCCAGTTGTTACTAGCTGAAACTTGCGCTTCAGCCCAGGGCGTGTCACCCGCGTCGAATGTGTAACCCAATGCAGCTTCCAAGTCTTCAAGCGCTATCCACTCACAAGCAAGATTGAACTGCGCCCAAGCTTCTTGGCTGGGAACAGTGAAATTGCCGTGTGAATAACGAACCGTTTTCGCTGTGTAATTCACCACGTCAGCTGTGTCAGTGACGTTCCAGCTTGGAGTTGTGAACCCGCCGATCGTGAAACGCATTCCAGCGATAATTCCGTCAACGTCGGAGAGCGTGACCGTCCATGTTCCGCTTGTGGCTACCACGTTCAAAACTTCTTTTGAAAGCGATATTGGAAATGTTGGCTGTGTCATTGTCACGCTCCCCGACTACCCGTCAACGAATTAGGCGAATGTCGCGTCAGGGCCGAGAATGCGAATTTGGTTCTTGTCCATGACTGCAGCGGAGAAGTACCCTCTCACACTGATTGTGAGTCCTAAATTCGCAGGGTCGCGCAACTCTAGGAAGCCTTTTTGCTGCTCATAGCACTCAACAGCACGCGAATTGAGAAGCCAAATGTATTCAGCTGCGGTCTTGTTGCCGATTGCCTGTGTTGAAACCTGGTTGGACACGATCAACTGAAGGCCAAGCGGGTTTCCGTTCCAGCCTGTGACGCCTGCTGGGAGTGTTCCCATTCCGACGACTGTGTTGACCTGTGGGACCAACTTGTTTCCTGCGCCGTCTGTGGCGTTGCCAAGCTTTGCCCAGGTTGCAGGTGAAACAACAGCAACGTTTGGCAAGTAGTTTCCAACAGCTGCGATTTCTGCTGCTGCAATGTAAAGATTCTCAACGATTGAATCGCCGCTTGACAAGTTCGTGATTTGTTCCTCAGCGTTGGTCATGGCTGCAGCCATTGTCTTTACTGTTTCAAATTCTGTGGCGAGCGCGTACTGGCCTGCCAAGTCTTGAATCGCAGCATCAAGAATTGACGGAGAAGACCAGTCAATTACCTGTTCGCTAAGTACGAGCTTCCCGCCGAAAGTCTTCTTGCTAATCGAGATGTCATCAACTTCAAAGTTTGCGGTTGACAATGCGGTCAGTTCGGTTGTTTGCTGACCTGCTGCCGAATGGACTTTCACATAGGGACGCAAAAAGCTAGAACCTGCCTGGGGCATAGAACGCGCCCCGAGCGCTGTGACGATAGGCCTCAACGGATTGATGTCCGAGAAGACAGGCGAGACCACGGGGGTCGGAAGCAGGCCTGCGGCGTCAGAAACAAGCACGTCGCCAGTGGCGGCTTGAATGTTTGCGTTGAGCTGTGCAAATTCGGAACCGCCGCGCTTCATTGCTGCGATGTATTCGCCTGGTGAAGGAAGACGGACAGGACGCTTCGCCTGGGCGAAGATTGATGTTGGGACAGTCGAAGCTTCAGCCTCGATGTTTTCTGTGTGTTCCACTTGAGTCTCCTCTTGTTGAATTGTGGATTCTGTTGGTTCTTGCTGTTCTTCTTCAGGTGCTGAAGCAACAAGGGTTTCAATAGTCGCCGCCGAAAATGCGGGAATGGCAACTAGCGATAGCTCTAACAGGGTCGCCTTAGTGACCACTGTTGTTTTGGTTTTTGCGTCGAAATACGATTCGACTACGTCAGCGCCAACGCTCACTGCGTCATAAGCGCCAGCGCGAATAAGTTCCACAGCGTCCGCTGCGCGGGTCGTTCGGGCAAACTGTGCCAGGTACCCCAAGCCTTCGTCCAAATTGACGATTTCGGGAACTGTGCCGACTAACTGCGTTAGGTCATGGCCTTCAATAAGCTTCGCGGGTTTCTGATCTAAGTCAAAAGCGCCCTGTTGGAAAGCCACTTTTTCGCCTGATGAAACAACCGCAGAAACTGGATACCAGGGAACAGCAATTCCCGTGATTGTTGGCAATGTTTCTTCGCCTGCTGCAGCATCAAGCTTTACGGGTACTGCGTCAAATTGAAATTTCATATTCTTTCCTGAACTGCGGGTTCGGTGATTACTTGCGCGGTTTCAATTCCGAGATATTCCGCTACGTCAAACTCAATAAAACGATTTCTTGGAAGAACGTTGTTCATTGAAAATGCCTGTTGGAGTGTGTGAATCAGCGCCTGGGTTCCATAAAGGAATAAGTCCACGTTTGCCTGTTGTGCATTTTGGTACGTCATTGACGCGCCTTCGGTCGGGGCTGAAACGAGATAAGCGGGGACGTCGCAAAGTCTCGCCAATTCGAGAGCCTGGAAGCGGCGCTGATCTGCGACAACTTCAGAAGGATTGTCAAACGGTACGAATTCGACATAGTCGTTCAGCGCGCCAATAGCGTTCTGCTTTCGTGCAGCTGCCCAAGCGGTCGCTAGTTCGCCCAGCTCCTCGCCACTCATCGTCTCGCCGCCTTTTTGCTGCAGATAGCCAGGGACGGTTTCAAGACTGGCGTACCGTTCCGCTGCCTGGTCTAAATAAACGCTCATCATTATTTGTCGCTGCCCTGCGTAGATCACGCCCGCGCTCGAAGCGATGAGCTGAATCACGTCTTCCGCTGGAAGCGCTAAACCGTTGAATTGAACCTGCTTCGAAGGGCCGAAATATTGAACGCCTGGAACCTGGTCAGGGGTTTGAATGTCTGCAGCGGGGAGCCAAGTGAAAGACGCTGGGCGATTATCGTCTGCGCGGCGAGAAGTCACATAAGCGAACGCGCGACCGTGGAAGAAAAGGTCTGACGCCAGTGACGTCCAAAAAAACTGTGGCGTTACATTCGGGTCGGGTTGGTCTTGCCAGGGTTCGTTCGGCAAATAGATTTTTTCGTAACGCTCGCCAGTCCATTGACGCGTATAGTGGCGAACTTTCAAAGCGCCAATGAATGACGTGTGCAAGTCGCGCGCGCGGCTAATGGTTGGCACCGAAAGAGCCAATGTTTCCAGGGTGGATTGAGAGTAATTTATCCAGTTGCCGACAAGCGCAGAACCAGCGGCGGCCTTTATGGTTGGCTCACTAGCTGCGAAAGTTGGCTGGTTTACTGAACGCGAGAAAATACCCATTCGCCCGAAGGCTCTCAATGTTTACGGAAATAAGCAAGCACCTAGCGAGAAATTCCCATTGCCGCTTTGCCCGCCAATCGTGGACGCGAAGCAATGCCCGCGCAAAACACAACCAACCGCGCTAGCTCAATTGAACCAGGCGAACGCTTCGAGCTAAGCGCTACGGAATGCTGTTGGCGAATTGCGACCGCCCTGGACATATGAGAAGACAGCTGTTCTTCGCCGCTATGCGCTAAACGCCCTTCAAGAATCAGGTTCTTTGCAAGGCCAGTCCATTTCAACAGCTCGCCATAACCAACAATCGTTTTTCGTTTCTCTAAATGTGGCGGCACATGAGATTCGAGCGTGGGCGTAATCGCTAGACGCGTTACGCCGTCGCTCATAAATTCTTCGATCTGTTCTTCACACTCTCGAAGCGTTGCCACGTTGAAAGCGGTCTTGACGTGGACGCGGTTCTTTTCGTCCACTGCCGCCACGACGCCCAGGTAGCGACTTTCGTCAATGCTTGAATCAACAGCAAGAATTCTTG